GGATAGAATCAGCTTATACAGCCGCTTAAAGATTCCTACACGCTTCGAAGCTGAGACCTTTGAAGTAGCTCAGCAGATGGCACTCATGCTATTTGACCTTTACAACTTTCAAGAGACTCTGCCCTTTCAGGAAGAGTTCACAGAATATTCTATTGAAGGTGAAGGATTCTTAATCGAAATAGAAAAACTTTCTTAAATTAGCAAAATAATCAATATCATGAATAAACCAAACAACAACATTACCGGTAAGGTAATCGTATCTCGGTGGGATGCCGAAGGATGCAAGTGGCAGCTGTATACATCTGCTCACAGTTACTCTCTAACTGATTTCTCAACAGCTAAAAAACATGGGGAGGTATTTCCCGATGATGGTACTTTCTTATACCAATTTGAGAGCGAAGATGAAAATAACGTGCATGACTATTTTATGAGTGATCGCTATGTTATCTGATCGCGCTAAAAGCAGATTCATCTGCGTACAAAGTTCAGTAGCGGGAGAGCAACTGAATTACAATGAAATAGTACAGCATCTTCAATACACTAAAGGCACAACAGCCTATGAGAATTGGAGAGCTCACTTTATCAATAACCCACATGAGTTACAGCAGGGAGCCTAATTGGCAGAAGCTCAAGCCTGAGATAGACTGGGAAGAGCAAGAGAATAAGTTAGCAGATAAATTAGATAAGTATATTAATCAAAACAAACAAACAGTTATGAATCAGTCAGTAGTAAAAAGTCAAAAATTTGTTAGAGATTGGAATGGCCCAAGCGGCACAATCTATTATTTCGATTTAGTTTTAGAGAATGGCGAGGTAGGCCAAGTAGGTGTAAAGGACATGCAAAGCCCGAAGATTGCAGTAGGCGCTACCATTCACTATACAGCCGAAGAGCGCACTGGACCAACAGGTAGAAAGACTACGAACTTCAAACTTCAAAATCCTAATCCATTTAATGGAGCAGGTAAAGGCATAGTACAATCAGGATACACTCCGCGCAAAGAATCACCTGATGTGCAGAATTCTATCAGCAGATCAGTGGCGCTTAACAATGCAGTATTATTCTGCAAAGAGACTAAGGGAAGCAAGCCAGGTGATGTATTAGATACTGCTGAGATATTTTTGGCTTGGCTTAAAGAGGAAGAGGTTAAAGTTAGTTCACCAATTAATACTAAATTAGATGAAGCAAGCGACGATGAAATGCCATTCTAAATTAACACCGTTCCACGCATGGGTTCGCAGTCATTTTATGACTGTGGCCCACTTTGCGGAGGTGCTTGAAGTAAGTTACCCAACAGCCCAAAAGTATATTAAGCAGCCGCGTTCTATGAAGGTTACGCACATAGGCAAACTTGCTAATATCACTGAGGAAGAGATACCATACATTTTAGAATTAATGAAGGATAGCAAATGAGCAAAGCAATAGATAGAAAGATAGCAGATTTAATCTTATTGATACCAGCGGAGCAGCAGCAATACGCGCGTAGACGAATTGACAATCTTGTGAGAGCTGTAATAGAGACACCTATACCGGAGCTAAAGTGGCAAACCATTAACGGGGAAGTGGAATCTTTAAACGAGCAGCGCGTTAATACAATGATGAAGGTAGTATGTAAATTAACTCACGTAGATTGGAGCGAGCTTAAGGGCAAATCTCGTAAGCGGGAGATTAATGATATCAGACAGACGTCTATGTGGATATTACGCAAGGGCACATCTTTAAGCTTTGCTAACATAGGTGCTATATTTAACAGACATCATGCTACTGTGCTGCACGCTGTAGATTCAGTAAATAACATGATTCAAACAGATCGCATGTATAGAGGACACGTGGAGCAAATTCTAAATCACCTGGATAACGAGAATCTCAATAAGGCTTTCGACAAACTAACAGATTAATAATCATAAATCAATAATCATGAAACAAACCACAATTCAATTTGACAAAAGAAAAAGCGAGCCTGTAACTATGCAGAGATTACAGCAAGTAATTGACTTAGTGCAGGAAGGGCAGAAATTAAGTTATGCTCTGCACGCTATAGGTTTAAAGGGCTCAATGGGTAAATATTTAGTAGATACAAGAATTCTTGCAAGATTAAACGGTAGAAGTGTAGTAGTAATTAAACCTAAACTGGAGCGCAAAGATTATTATAAAATAATGGAGCTGCAAAAGAGATACCATCAAAAGAAAAGAGAAAAGCGTAAGCTAATCTCTTTTTATGAGCAAAAAAAAGATAGCCGCTTTATTGATGTACCGGATACTGACATGCTCGGCTTAGTGAATATGCCTAAAACTGAGCCTATAAAATTACTGCGCACTCCTAAACCAAGATTAAAAAAATCAGTAGCACTGCCATGGTGGAAGAGATTTCTTCTATATTTGTTGAATAATTAATAATCTTAAACCAAATGACAACGATTCTATTGAAGCGCATAGAAGCGCTTGAAGAGAGGGTAAAAGCGCTTGAATCTAAGCGCTCAGCCTCCACTAAATTCACTCCTCCATCACTTGCCGACATCATAGATTATACGCAAGATGTAGTATTAGCTAAGCGCTTTTACACATTCTATGAGAGCAATGGATGGAAGGTAGGCAGAAATTCCATGAAGAGCTGGCGAGCAGCTTGCGATCAATGGAAAGCAAGAAGTATTAACGAATCTAAATCTAAAGAAGATGAGCAAAGAATTGGCCGCATTAGTACAGCAGAGCTTCAGTCGTTCACTAAGCGCTGAGGAACGTGCTATTGCAGAATGCATTAGCTCACCTAAGTTACACACGTTATCTGAACAAGAGTTTAGAGAGTTAATTGCTCAGGCTGCTGTAATCAATTCGATTAAGGCTCTGCCAAGTGATATAGAAGTAACTCTGCTTCAACAACTTACACAAAATACGTATCGGAGTACATCAATTAAAGACTGGCAGAATGCGTTTCTCTACAATGCAATAGGTAAAGACTTTGAAAGAGTAGAAGCATTCAACCTATTCAGCATTTCATTTATGGCCGATGTGCTCAAGAGATATGAGGAATACAAGAGCAAAGTGTGGCGAGAGCTAAACAAAGCTTTAATCTTACCGGAAGCACAATCTAAACCTATAGAGCCTACTGATCCTATTAATGTTCTGCACGCTGATGCGGAGAGATGGAACGCAGGTAAAGAAACATGGGTAGAAATCTCTGCGCCATTTAACTGCCAGCGCCTCTTCAGAAAAGGAATCTATAAGAAATCTATGTGGGCACCTGAGGTATGGGAACGCTTTGAAGATATTGCTAAGCAGAAAGTAGAGGCTAAATTCAAGGCAAGTAACAAAGTTATCTTAGGTGAATCTGCCCAAGCCGAATTCGATGCGCTCCAAAAGATAGAGCTGAGCAGAATAGTTTACATTGACATTATTAAACAAATAAACAAAGGAGAAAAATGAAGTATTTAGTTATTCCAAAAGAAGAATCATTGATAACAGTAGATTACGTTATAGAAAGTGATGAGTATACACATTCATTGTATTATTCAGGAAGTGATGCTTGGGCATTTAAATTACGTGGTAAGTTAATAGGCACAATTCACGATGATGGCAATGGAGTATATTTATCTGATTGTTGGACAAAAAGATATCTTAATTATTCTGAATTAAGTGAATTAAACGTACTACTTACTTTTATAAATAAAGTAGATCACGGCTCTTATAGATTTTCTATTTTAAAACAAGAAGAAATATGATACCATTCCACAAATCAATTAAATGCTATAGACTTTTCTACGGCTATAAGCAAGACTACCTGGCTTATAAGTTAGGTATAGAGCAAAGTAATTACTGCCTCAGAGAGCAGGGCATAAGCAACTTTAAAGACCATGAGATAGAGATTCTTAAAGACTTATTTAGAATAGAGATTAGGGAGGAGAAGCTATGATAAAATTTATTTATAACGAGCATGGAGCTTGCATGAATCCTATCTTAAAAACGTTTAAATGTGGTAAAGGATATGAAGCTCAAGTAGAAGTAGCTATTGTTGAACAAATTCCGTTAGTCGATAATTTATGGGGTTACGGAGTTAGATTTAATGGCTTTGAGGAGGGTTGGTCTCACACATTTAATCTTAATCGCAAAGATAATGATTTGCATAAAAGCAAAGAAAAAGCCTTTAATGCTGGCATTCAACTTTTGATATATCAATTAAACAATCGAAATAATTTAGAGAGATATAAACGTATAATTGCTATACTTGAAGATGAACTTAATCCTATAGCCGATAATCAGCTTAGTTTATTTTAAGTATTTCTTCCACTAACAATAAGAGAGCTCAGCATTACGCTGGGCTTTTTTATTAATCTCAAGCACATGAATCTATTTAAGAAAAAAAAGGAAGTAGTAGATTTAAATGCAAAGCTGCTACCTGAGTTATGCAGCACTTATATTATCCAGTGGAATTATACCGAAGATATAGGTAACGAGGCTACCTATGCTGAAAACATTCCTTTCATGTTCGATGCTCGCAAATGTGTGGGCATTCAGGCAGAAGTAGAGTTTAGAAGTGATGGTACTTACTACGTAGGCCAGCGCACCTTAGCGCTGATGCAAGGCATTGATAATGCAATAGTAATAGACGTACCTTATAACCAATTCAAAAAGAATTTTCAGGAGCTTAAATCTAATATAATAACTAATGATTACGTCATATCGAGAGGGTAGAAATGTCATAGTAACAACGTGCAAAAGTGGGGATAAGTTCCTCATGATTTCCGATGTGCATTGGGATAACCCCCATTGTGATAGAAAGCTGCTCAAAGCTCACTTAGATAAATGCTTAGAAGAAAACATCTATTTCGCTGTGAATGGAGATTTATTCTGTGCCATGCAAGGCAAGTACGATCCAAGACGTAGTAAAAATGACATTCGCCCGGAACATAACGTAGCTAACTACTTAGATGCTCTTGTTAATACTGCTATAGATTGGTTTAAGCCTTATGCTCATTTGATGGTATTTGTGGGTTATGGTAATCATGAGACGGCTATAACTAAGAACTGTGAAACTGACTTAATAGAGCGCTTTGTTAGTGGCTTAAATCGTGAAGCAGGCAGCAATGTGTTAGTAGGTGGCTATGGCGGTTGGTGGATTCATAGAGTGCTAAAAAGTAAGACGAATGCTATTGTATTTAAAACAAAGTATTACCATGGTAGTGGTGGCGGTGGAGTAGTTACTAAGGGAGTTATCCAAAATAACCGAATGGGTGTTATGATAGATGGCGCTGATTGTATTTGGAGTGGACACGTTCACGAACTTTATCACCATGCCGATATGGTAGAAGAGTTAGCTTATGCGCATAACGGTGGCTATAGAATTAACATGCGCTATGTTCATCACATTAGAACTGCAAGCTATAAAGAGGAATATGATGAAGGGTACATGGGCTTTCATGTAGAGCGCATGAGACCTCCTAAACCTTTGGGTGCTTATTTGATGCAACTTAATTTAGAAAGAATTACCAAACCTGTTGACTCTCACTTCATTGTACCTACTTTTGTACAATGGCGAGACAAATAGAGTACAATTTCAAGCCTCTTACAAGACAAAGCGAGGCACTTAAATTTCTTTCAGTAGATTCAGACGTTGAAACTATCCTGTATGGAGGAGCAGCAGGCGGTGGAAAGACTATGCTCGGCTGTATGTGGCAGATATTACGCAGGCTGAAATACCCAGGTACACGCTCATTGATTGGCCGAGCCAAGTTAGATACGCTTAAAAAGACTACCATGGCTACATTTTTTCAAGTAGCTAATACAATAGGTTTAAAAGCAGGCGAAGATTTTATCTATAATCAGCAATCACATATTATTAAGTTCAGCAATGGTAGTGAAATAATCTTAGCCGATTTGTTTTTATACCCATCAGATCCTATGATGACTGATTTAGGTGGCCTTGAGATTACAGATGCATTTGTTGACGAAGCTACAGAGATAGCTGAAAAAGCTTATTCTATTCTTACCTCACGTATTCGTTATAAGTTAACTCATTTTTGCACTAAATGCTCCGCTCAAGAACTTGACAAAGGCGAAATAGCAAAACGAGATGAAAGCGGTAAAGCTATTGAATGGAGATGCAGTAAGTGTAATTCATTAAATGCAGGTTTAAAGCCTAAGATATTACTCACGTGTAACCCGTCTAAGGGATGGATTTATAACCAATTCTATCTACCTTATAAGAATCAGAACTTACCTAAACACTTAGCTTTTATTCAAGCGCTACCAGGTGATAATATACACTTACCCGATTCCTACGTAACAAGCTTAACACGCTTACCCGAAGCAGATAGGAAGAGACTCTTAGAAGGCGATTGGGAATTCGATAATAGCTCAGATAGATTATACATGTATGATGAATTAATCAGATGCTTCAGAGAGCCAATGAATGTAGGTGAGGGATATATCACTGCCGATATAGCTCGGCTTGGTAAAGATAGAACTGTGCTTTGTGTTTGGAAAGGCCTTAGCTGTATTGATATAGTAGTGCTTAGGCAAAAGAGACAGGATGAAGTTAAGGCAGAGATTCAGCGCTTAATGAATCAGCATGGCATAAGATTAAGCAACGTGCTCGCAGATGCTGATGGGGTGGGGGGAGGTCTCGTTGATAGCTTACGCTGCAGAGAATTTTTGAACGGCAGTAAGGCTGTCAGAGGTAATCAATACATGAACTTAAAAGCAGATTGTTATTTTAGATTAGGCGAGCTGATAGATAAGAATGAGATTACTCTGCCTATTAAGTGGCAGGAAGATATCGTAAAAGAGCTTGAGCTTATTCGCAGAGTGGATCCTGATAAAGAAGGTAAGCTAAGAGTAACGTCTAAGGATACCATTAGCCAGCGCACCGGTGGAATCTCTCCCGATATAGCAGATGCTATAATGATGCGAGCTTACTTTGAGCTGAATAGAAACTACACTAAATACGCTTTTATCTAAGTTAAAGTGTTATTTAGCGCACTTTATCGTACTTAAAAGTGCTTTATGACGGATATTACACACTTTAATGTGCATTTTGTGTAAAATAATCTACATCAATTCGAAGCACAGCCGAATTACTTGCATGAATTTTTCTAAAAACTATACCCGATAACGTATAATCTACGCTAATATCTGCAAATTATACGCATAAGGGTATAAAACTAAAAAAGCCTCACCGTTGTGAAGCTCTCTCAGAAAATCAATAATCACTTGCTAAACCAAAAGCAAATTAATGGCTCAAAGATATAGTGCTAAATGCTATGTGAATAAGTATGTTAACAAGATGTTTATTTCGATTAAGTTAATAGCCTAATTTTGAATCATGAAGAACGAGGAAGCCCTAATACAAGAGGCTGTTATTAACTACATTAAAGCACAATATCCGCGTTTACTTTACTGCGCTTCAGCAGGGGGTGTTCGTACATCTATGAAGCAGGCAGTTAAGATGAAGAAAACAGGATATGTTAAAGGTTTTCCTGACATCTTTATCTATAATGCTAAGGGCCCATTCTTTGGATTAGCAATCGAAATGAAAACAGCTAAGGGTGTAATGAGTCAATCTCAGAAAGACTGGCAAGCAAAGTTAATTAACAATGGCTATCATGCAGTTACATGCAAGAGCTTTGATGAGGCCAAACAAGTTATAGATGAGTACCTATCACTCAGAAATAAATAAATGCTACAATGAGTGGCGCAGAGTAGCAGCTACTGTTACGCGTCAAGACTTAGCCGATGAGCTGCTGCATGACACGCTGCTTAAGATATTAGAAAGTGATAAGGATAAGCTTCAGGATATTCACGATAGAGGTAAGCTTAATAATTACGTCAGCAATGCTATTAGATTATCTGCACGATGCAGTAACAGCTCATTCAATTATACCCGCTTAAGATTCGAAAAGATACGCAACGATCTGAAAGATGATATTATAGATGATGTGAATAAGAGCGTAGGCATGCGCTTAGAGAATGAGCAGTTAGATATCTTTATTAGCAGGTTGCCCTACTTTGAGAGAGAGTTATTTTTTCTTTATGCATTGGATGATTTCAGCTATCAGGAATTGGCTAAAGAGACTGGTATACCTTTGAACTATCTTTACAGAACAATTAAGAAAGCTAAAACAACACTTAGAAATTCACTACAGATATGATGATAAACAGCACTGACTTCGAAGCTCGCGTTAAGGTATGCAAAGAGTGCCCTGTCTACAATAAGCAGTTTGGCACTTGTGGCCCTCCAATCAATGCCATTAACCCATTTAAACGGCCTCATCAAATTGGTGAAATAACCTTTAAGCCATGCGGCTGTCCTATAGATCACTTAGCAAGCTATGCAGCTACTGACTGCCCGGCTAAGCTATGGCCAACACTTGAAGAGAAAGATTGGAAATTACCAACACTTGAGCATATCAGAGAAATTAGAAAGCGTGGCAGATTAGCACCTGGAGAGATGGCTAAGCTGTTTAAACTACGCAGAGAGTATCTTGGCATTAGAGACGGCAAGAGCTTTACAAGCTGTACTCCATGCATGAATGAGCTGCTAAACAAATTAGAAAAACAGTTAGAAGCTGATATGGCTATAATAGAAGCAGAGATTACTCCTGAACCAATAACAGAGGTAACTAATACACCAATAAAAAAACGAAGAGCTAAAAGAAAAAAACTATGACACTATTACTAATTTACTTAGCAGGCTTTCTGCTTCATTTTGGAATCTTATCTGTAAGCGTTTACAGACATCAGAGGCACTTATCTAACTACCATTGGTATGCTTATGTGGGCATTGCATTTACAGGGCTTGTATGGCTACCTTTTTGGATATACATTACAGTGCTACGTTTTAAACAGCCTAAATAGTTTTCCACAATAGTACGTGTAATTAATTTACGCTTCTATATTTGTCTCATGCGCAAGATTACTGTTAGACATAGAATTGATTTAAGGTTTGATAATTCCCCTCTGAACGGGCGCATACGTTCTTTGGGGTTTTATTGTTTTAAGATATGACAGCAGCACTATTCCTGAGTAAGTCAAAGCTCAGTAACCAATGACTACACTTGCATCATACCAATGCTTGGAACGAGCAACTACTCTTTTAAGAGTGAGGCAGTTTGTTTTTCTTGGGGGAGCTTTTTCTTTTCTTTCTTTTTCTTTTTACCTTTTTTCTTTTTCTTTCTTTTCTTTTGTTGATGTTAATTAAGTATAGCTATAGTTTAGTTAATTAATTTAGCTAATAGCTTAAGCTAATTACACTAATAGTTAAACTATAGCAATATGCAAAATGTACATAGAACAATTATAAGAAGTATCTTAGCTTTAGAGAAGATAAGCTTTGATTATGACGGAACTTTAACTAATAATAATGGACTGTCGCTGATCAAAAGAAAAATAACTGAGGGCTATGATGTTTATATTATCACAGCAAGAGGTGAAGGAAGGAAAGGACCGGTATTAGACTTAGCTAAAGAATTAGGACTGCCTGTTCGCAAGGTGATTTTTGCAGGCTCAAACGCTAACAAGATACTTAAGATTAAGACTCTAAACATATCTAAGCACTATGATAATAATCCCGATGTGATAAAGAAAATTAATGACATGACTAATGCAGAAGGAAAATTAGTAAGCTATGAATGATAATAACTACAACTTTCTAAAAGCTCAGGTTAAAGCCTTTCACCCTAACTGGACTGAAGCGCAAGTTAATGCTGAGTGTGAAAGAATACTAAACGAAGGTGAGGGCGGAGAGGATGATGGCTGCCTTTATTGTGGATCATAAAATAACTGTACCTCCTACTCAGAAATGAGCGCCACGGGAGAGTGCCTTGCGGATGGACGCGTCATTGTCGCAAGTAGCTGTAATAGACCTCGCAAAGGCTGCTATTACAAATACACCAAGCTAAAGTCGGGTGTTAAATTTGAATAATAAACAAAGGAAATATGAAAGCAACTTTAACATTTGATTTAGATTCACCTGAAGATGCAGCGCACCATCTTAGATGTACTAAAGCATTAGACTTAGCGCTGTGCTTAAATGAGTTTGAAAATGGATTAGTAGCTCATCTTAAATATGATGAAATTACTCAATGTAGGAGAGATGTATTAAAAAGTGTGTTAAAGATTTTAAATCAAACAAAGGAAGAATATGGTATTAACTTAGATGAACTAAACAGATGATATTAATACCAGCACAGCTTGAATCAGTAGGCACACGAAAAGATAAGACTCTTAAACTTACTTTCGGCACTAATGAGCTCACACCGGCACAAGCTGCTGAGCTATTTGGCACAGCCAATCAGTTCGGTTATTTAGCTTTTAAAGATGAGAGCTTCAGACGTGAGGAGCTGGATGCTGTGGAAAGTCTTAAATCAGAGTTAGAAGATACACTTAAGAAGCCATCTCAGAGATTAAGAGGTATAATGTTTAGAGTTTATGAGGCTGATAACGAAGGTTTTAGTACATTTGCTAAATACTATGACTCTAAGATGGAGCAGTTAATAACACACTTTAAGAATAAGTTAGCGTAATGGAGGAGGACAAAGGACAAAACGTAACAATCAAAAAAGATGCTATGCTTCAGGCACTTACATCTACGCTTGGTAACGTAACTGAGGCGGCTGAGAAGATAGGCATAGCACGTAAGACTCACTACGAATGGCTAAAAGATGATGCTGAATATGCAGCCGCTGTAGCTTCATTAAAGAATGTAGCTTTAGACTTTGCAGAGTCTCAGCTTAAGAAGCTGATGGAGGGAGCAGAGAGGCAAGCCTTAACTCATGATGGTGAGGTAGTAACAATTAAGGATGCACCTAACACAAGCGCTGTGATATTCTACTTAAAGACTCAAGGCAAGCAGAGAGGGTACATTGAAAGGCAAGAGCTGAGCACAGAGATAAAGAGCATTAACATAACTATAGACGGTACAAATATTTAAGCATGACACCACAAGAGAAAGCATTAGACTTATTTTCTACATTTAGATTTGCTATATCATTTCCTAATAATCCACTTGGTGAGGATAAAGATAGAGTAGCAAAGATATGCGCATCTATGGCGGTAGTTGAAATAGAAGAAGCACTTGCTGATTATGGTAGAGGCGAATCACTTCAACTTCAAAACATGGATTCTGAATTTAGATTTTGGGAACAGGTAAAAACAGAAATAGAGAAGCTATGAGCGACAAGATAATAAGCACTAAGTATTCAGATCAGACGCTCGGCACATACGTAGACTTCATGGCGGCAGGTGAAGATACTGTTTCACAGATTCAAGCCATCACAGGATTAAAGCGCGATGATATCAGGAAGATTGATGTCACACAAATTGAAAAAATTGTGACAGCTTATGCCAATGGTTTAAAGAATGACGAAAAGGTATTTCAAAAGTTCATAGAGATAGATGGCATTAAGTTCGGCTTTCATCCTAACCTTAAATCTATGACCTTTGGAGAGTGGTTAGATCTATCTGAGCTGAGTAAGAACTTCCCTCATCAACTGCCTGAGCTAATGTGCATTCTTTACCGTCCTGTAACAGCTGAGATTAATATGCAGTATAAGATAGAGGAGTATGATAGCGATGTGCATCTTAAGTATGCGCCTCAAATGCGTAAGCTAAACCTTGCCAATGTGAATGCTGCGCTGCTTTTTTTTTCGACACTCAGAAACGATTTAGTGAACAGTACACCCGAATATTTAGAACAGGAGCTGGAGAAGCTGAAGAAGGAGATCAGTCAGTTAGCCGAAGAGGTGAAACATTAGCAAGCGTTTATCAATGGTGGCATGTTATCGAAGAGATGGCAGAGAGGGATGTAACTAA